ATGGACCCAAAACCTCACCCACTGTTGCAGGTATTCGGTGGGTCGATATTCACTTTGTCCTGGCAGCCAAGCGACCTCCAGGCTTTGCTCGGTACCCGCAAACAAGGGTGTGCCGCCACCACCGCAAAAGCCCAGCATCACGCCTGCTTTGGCAAGCTCTCGCACCGCAGCTTGGGTGACAGAGGTTCCGGTGCCCAGCAACACCGTTGTGGTGTTGGCGATGGGGATGTTCCAGTAGAGCGATTCCTTGCCGCGCTCGGTCACATATTCCACTCGCCCGCCGTTGACCAGCACGCGGCAATGCTCAAGGAAATAAATGTTGGCGCGCTTGGAGTGGAGAATCGACTTGAGATCGGAAGATGCCAACAACTGCATGGTGGGAAGTTCTTCTTTCGTATTGGGTTTGCTACCCGTGGCTACCTCAATTCATTTATAAAAGCAACAAGTATATTTCTGGGAATTGAGCATATATTGACACATTATTGATACGGCCTTATTGAACTTGAATCGGCGTCGGTGATGATCAAATGAAAGCAGTGTTTCAGACCGAGTTGGATGCCGCCCTTGCAGTATCGAATCGGAATTGAGCCAAGAGCTTCTTTTCCTGTTGTTTCCAGTCCATTGGGAAGGGCTCCAGCAGGTCCCTCATGGTCAGCCAAGCTGGGTGCGACCCGTCAAGGATCGCCTGAACCACCTTCGGTGATAAGTAGGCCAGCCGCAGAATTCGACTGACATAGGATGGGTTTATCTTCTCCGCTGCAGCCAAGTCTTCGATGGTGGCGTATGTCCCATCGTACAGCAGGCGCTGCCATCTGAACCCGCGGGCAATCACCTTGATCATGGTGTTGTCGATCGTGGCCTCCCGGCGCACTACGCCACGCGACCCATCAGGTAGAACGATGACCGTTTTGCCGCCCCGCGGTCGAAAGGTCATTGGAATATGGGTTGTTTCGGGTATTCGCGCAGCCTGACTCATGCCGCCTCCTTGTAGGCTTGTTGGCGGACCGTCTCTCGCAGCAGTTTGGTCATGCCTGCGGACTTCCAATTGATGCTGATCCCGTCTTTGCGCACCGTGATCCGCTCGATCAGCGCTTTGGCGATGCAGGCCTGCTCAGCCGGAAACAAGTTGTCCCAGACCTGGTCAATCGACTGCAGCGTCTGGATTGCATCGGCCTCGCTGATGTCTGGTCGAGACAATGTGACTTCACGGACCGCCGCAGCAAGGATTTCCGGCGCTCTCATGACGCCATGCAGTTGCTCAATCACCACACCCTCGATCTCTCCTGCTGGAATACGTCGAACTTCGCAAGCTTCTTTGCCGAGTTTTATTGCGTCGGTGTTAATGTAATACCGATACTGCTTTGTTCCCTTGCTTGTCCATCCAGGTGTGAAAGCGCGGCCCTCAGGTGAAAAAAGCAGGCCGCGGAGCAGTGAGGGTGCTTTGGTCTTGCGCGGTGCATTGCCACCTTTCACATGCCTGTCTCCCGCCTTAAGCAGTTCTTGAACTGTGTCCCACAAGTCTTTGTCGATAATTGCTTGGTGCTCGCCGGGATATTGCTGTCCTTTGTACGCGGCTATGCCAATGTAGACAGCATTTTTAAAGAGCTTGTAGATATAGCCTTTCGTGATTAATTTTCCGGTACGTTCTATGCCTTTGATGGTCGTCCATGATTTTGACCTGATGCCTCTTGCGCGTAGTTCTCGGACTAGGTTGGCCATCGATGGCAGCGCGGCGAATCGCTTAAAAATCTCTTGCACGATCTGCGCTTCGGTAGGGTTGGGGATCAGCTTGCGCTCGACTACGTCATAGCCCAGTGGCGGCATTCCACCCATCCAAATGCCGCGCTGGCGGGAGGCAGCAATCTTGTCCCTCACGCGCTCGCCAGCTAATTCACGTTCGAACTGGGCGAATGAGAGCAGAATATTTAGCGTGAGTCGCCCCATGGACGTTGTCGTGTTGAAGGCCTGTGTCACTGATACAAATGTGACTTTATGTTCGTCAAAGATTTCCACCAATTTCGCAAAGTCAGCCAATGACCGCGAAAGTCGGTCGATCTTATATACGACGATAATGTCCACAATGCCCGATCGGACGTCATCCAGCAGTTTCTTGAGTCCTGGCCGGTCCATGTTCCCACCAGAAAAGCCGCCGTCGTCATACCGCTCCCGCGAGAGGACCCAGCCTTCGGACTTTTGGCTGGCGATAAAGTTTTCGCAGGCATCCCTCTGGGCATCCAGCGAGTTGAAGTTCTGGTCGAGGCCTTCTTCGGTGGACTTTCGCGTATAGACCGCGCAGATTGAACGTCGCTCAGGCTTCATCCCGCACTCCTTGCCGACACCAGCCCAAAGAAGGCCCAGCCATTACGGTTGGTGCCGGTGATGGCTTTAGCGATGCTGGAGAGCGATTTATACCGCCGCCCTTGGTAGTCAAAGTAGTCGACACCGACCAACACTTCGCAAGGGTTTCCTTGCCACTCCCGGATCAGGCGAGTGCCTGCAATTGGGCGGTTGTCCTGTCGCCGTCGTCGAACTTCCTTCTTGCCGCCATCAAGCTGTTCTCCCAGGAGTTCTAAGCGCTTCTGGGTTTCGCGCTTCAGCCCGCCGTAGGCGAGCTCCTGAATGCGGTAAGCGAGCCGGGTTTCAAGAAAGCGGCGGTTGAACGGGGGCGGCTCCTGGTGGAATAGGTCCCGCCACATTTGCTTTAGCTCGGGCGTGGTCATGGTCGAAAGGCCGGCTACACGGGCCATTACAGATTCAGTCACTGGGGTTCTCCTTGGTGGTCAGGACACCCGTACTAACGCTCTGTTCGGTCAGGTTATCAAGTTGATCATGGCGGTCGTGCAGGCGAATTACCGCCATGGCAAGGATCGCGCCGACGATGGCGGCAGACGATCGCTCGGGGAGCCTCAAAGTGGCTGGATTTGGATGGCTAGCTGGCATGAAGGTTCATACTGGCCTAGGGTAGGGGCTTTCTCAAAGCCGTTTGCCTAGCAATGTCTGTGTGGGCGGTGAGTCGTATGCGCGCTTGCCAATATTTTGTCATTGCTTTATAATGCAATTACAAAATGTCAACCGAGGACAATAATGACCCCTTTTGGGAATTACGTGCGCAGCAAGCGAGAGGAGGCAGGTATTACCCTGACTGACTTCGCAAAGCGTTTAAAAATCAGCCCGGCGTATTGGTCGAGGATAGAGACGGGTCGGGAAAACCCCCCTAAAGACGAGTTGATAAAAGAAGCTGCACAAATACTGGGTGTAACTGAAGACAAATTGTTTATTGAGGCAAACAGATTCCCACCGGACATGCAGCAGGATGTTGCTGAGGCAGTTCGCCTGTATCGCAAACAACACAAGAACACGTAGAAGGTGCCTATGTCAGAAATCAAGCTCCAATACCGGCACAACCATCAGTGCCAGCCGCATTACCTGAACAATGCTGAAATTGAGCGCGTAGCGCAGGATGTGCGACGACAACTGGGCCTATCAGATCGCCGCGCGCTTACAATCGAAGACTTGGCCGGTATAGAGCGCTTAAATGTAAATGGCGTAGGGTTTGATATTTGGGTTGACCTAGATCACCCGATTCATGACAACGAGCACGAGTCAATCCTCGGCCTTTTTGAGTTCACCCCCGAAAGTTCCGTCGACGCAGTCTCGGTGTGCGTGTCCCCACTGGGTCCTAATATGAGTGCAGCATTGCAACTATCAACCTTTGCGCACGAACTCGGGCACGCAATTTTTGATGGGCCAGCGCTGGTGGCTCAACACAGAAACAGATCCTTGGTGGAGCTCTCCGATACAGGTATTGTGCGCTCCTTCCGCTCTGTGACGGAGACCACAGATCAGCTCAACAAGGCGGACCAACACCTACCTCCACAAATCCGATTTGCAGAGCTCAGAGCGAACGAGTTTATGGGATCGCTTTTGGTGCCGCGAGAAGCCCTCTGGGAGGTCATTATGGACGAGGCGCCTAAACACGCGCTTGAAATCAGCTACGGGGAGGAGACTTTGTTTGCAGAGACCTTGGATGGCAAAAAGAAGATCATATGGTCGCCAGTCACCTTTAACATGGATTGCTGGACGTTCACACGAACGCTTGCGCCGTACTTCGGTGTCAACCCAGCGTTTATCGATGTGAGGATGATGCGCTACGGCATCGTTCCGGCCGATGGCAAACCAAACTAAGCTTATCAGTGATTGATTGGGCACCCGAGGGTGCCTTTTCTTGAACCGAGTCGTTAACCATTGACAAAACGCTAAACGGATATGAACAAAAAAATTGTTGATCAACAGTACGTGCAGTCAGCAACTAATGCCGCTGCAACTCGCACATACAAGCTTGCTGCAAAGCATGGGTTCTCCATCGCTGAACGCGAAGATATGCATCAGGCGATCCTGCTCGAGCTGCTTGAGCGGTATCCTTATTACGATCCAGCAAAGGGAAGTATGAATACCTTTACTGGAATCGTTTCCGAACACCGGGCATTGGAACTGTTGGATCAGTTGATGAAACAGCGCCTTCGGATGTCTGTTTTTGAACCTCTAGACGCCGTCAACGACCCAGATTTTTACGATTACCCAGTGACAAACGCAACCAGCGAAAAGGTTGTCCCGCTCTGGGGTGATGACCGGGATCTCTTCAACGACAGCGACACCCTGCACGACATCCATGCTGCGCTGACCTGCATGAGCCAGGAGCAGCAGGATCTGTTTTACCTGATCGACAGATATCACGACATTCCAAGCGCAGCCAAGGCCTCCGGGATGCCCACTGCCACTTTCTACCGCCGTGTAGCCGACTTGCAGATGCACCTGCGCATGTTCGGCATACGGCCGGCCGCCTGACCCATCGCGAGGCGCCTGAGAAAACCAAGCCCCTCGCTCAGTAAAAACCTTTAACAACTGCAAACGCCGCGCCCATCAGGGCGGAGGTGGTAGGCCAACTCACGCCTGGAGAATTAACGTTGAACGCAAAACCTATTGTCGAAGCTATCCGTAGCCAAATCGGGGGAGAGGTCAACACCGCTGCAATAACTCCCCCGGTGTATGTGCCTGCCGAAAAACTGACGGAGGCTGCTGCCTGCGACTGGATGGCCAATGCACTGGTTGGGCAATCGATTCAGTACCACGAAGGCTTCCTAATGATAGACCGCTCCAACGCCTGCAGCGAGCTTACCGCTAAAGAGCGAAATCGATTGCACGCTGTGGCACGTCGCATGTGGATCGCCTGTGAAATGGGCCTGGTTCATTTATGCAGCGTAAAGGTTGGCGATTGCCATTACCGCTACATCGCCGTGCGGTCTGCAACCAAGCTTACATCTCCTGAAATCCGTGCCCGCCTTGGTAAGGCTGGTGCGCCGTCTAACACCATCGCTTCGGAAACCCAGCATTGAGAAAGAGAGCTTCTATGATCCATGAACCCGACGCCCTCGAAGAGGTCGGCAATTTTATGATGGCTGAGCTTGAAACTCTGCCATTAGTCGAACTCGACCGCCTTATACAACGCGTTTCATCAGCTGAAGAATCGGCAAGACAGTATAAGCAATTTCTTCAAACTGTGATGCACCACCGATTTGCAGAACGCGCTCATCAGTTGCGACAAGCAGCCGGCAAATCTACCGGCACAGTACGTTTCGAGGATGAAGATTTCACCGTGATCGCTGACTTACCAAAACGCCCTGAATATGATCAGAACAAACTTAGGGAGGCGGTTGCGGCGCTACGCAAATGGGGTGAAAACCCTGAGGACTACGTCGCCATTGAGGTGAAAGTTCAAGAAGCTAAATATTCTGCATGGCCACCCGCGGTGCGGCAGCTGTTTGAGCCTGCGCGCACCCTCAAGGTTGGCAAACCTAGTTACAAACTAGAGCGCATCGTCAAAGGTGCTGGGCATGAAGCAGCCAATGACAACCACTTTGGGGAGGCGCACTAATGGCTATCTCCCTCGCACAATTAAATCGCTCTGGCACGATTAAGCCGCCGCGCATATTGATCCATGGCGTTGCGGGTGTTGGCAAAACTACTTTCGCAGCACAAGCTAACAAGCCAGTATTTATTCAGACCGAAGAGGGTCTGGGTACTTTAGCTGCGACTAACTTTCCCCTGTCGCGAACCTTTGAAGATGTTTTAGGTGCGATTAGTGCGCTTTATACAGAAGAGCATGACTTCGCCACTGTTGTCATTGATAGCGTGGACTGGCTTGAACCACTCGTATGGGCAAAGGCCTGTCGTGATAACGGGTGGTCGTCGATTGAAGACGCTGGTTATGGCAAAGGTTATGTCGCGGCATTAAATTTATGGCGTCAATACGTCGACGGGCTTAATGCATTACGCGATGACCGTGGGATGGCGGTAATTCAAATTGCGCACACCGATGTTAAACGTTTTGATTCGCCCGAACATGATCCATACGATCGTTACGTTATTAAGTTGCATGCTCGTGCAGCTGCTTTGTTGCAGGAACACTCAGACATTGTGCTCTTTGCCAACTATCGTATTTCGACCGTAAAGGCTGATGTTGGCTTCAACAAAAAAGTCAGCAGGGCAGTGGGGTCCGGTGAGCGTGTAATTCATACAGCCGAACGTCCAGCCTTTCTCGCAAAAAACCGTTACGACTTGCCTGACCTGCTACCGCTTGAATGGTCCGCCTTTGCACAGGCTATGCCTGAATCATTGCATTCGACATTAAACCCTCTCACTACCACACGCACCTGAAAAAGGAGAAATCACCATGGCTTCATTCGGACACACATTTGATGCATCAGCAGTTGAACCCAGCAACGGCTACGACGTACTACCGCCGGGAAAATACCTTGGCCACATCGTGACCAGTGAAATGCGTGTGACCAAAGACGGTGCCGGTCAGTACCTGTACTTGGAGCTTGATATCTTGGAAGGGCAGTACGCCGGAAGAAAACTGTTTGATCGCCTTAATCTGATCAACGCAAACCCTGATGCGGTACAGATTGCGCAGCGCACACTGTCGTCGATTTGCCGTGCCGTTGGCAAGCTACAGGTTAATAACTCAGAACAGTTGCATCTGATTCCGATGACCCTGGATGTCCGCGTGCGTCCGCCCAAGGGTGCCTACGGTGAATCAAATAGCGTTCGCTACTTACCTAGAGGTAGTTCGAGTGGTGTTGTCTCTGGCGGCTCAGCACCGGTATCTGGGCCGAGTGTCTCCGTTGCTGCACAACCCATCGCGGCTGCGCCAACTTCTAGTCCGGCCGCCAATGGTCTTCCTTGGAAGCGCCAGGCGTAAGGAGCAGGTGTTATGCATGAGTACGCATCTGCGGCTGCGCCCATACCATTACCCGACACCTTACAAGGTTGTCGTGATCGGCGGACTGCTCTTCAAGATGAAATGGCCTCGATTCGAATTCAGATCGCCACCACCGATATCCGACGTCAAACCGAAAAGAAATCATTAGATCCGACATGGTTTCATCGAGCAAAAACCGCACTGCGCCTAAAGCAGCAGGAACTAGCGCGGCTCACATCCCAGATTGCAAAGCTCAATGCAGGGCAGGGAGCTGGTCAGCGGGAACGATTCAAGGACGCACTGATTGAGGTATTGCGTGCTGATTGCGATGAAGATCGGTGGCAGGCGGCGATAAGTCGTGCTCGTGCGCTTCAGGCCGAGCAGGAGATGCGGCATGGCTGAACTTCCAAATATGACTTGTCCGACGAGAGAGGCGATCTTTGCTGCGTACGAAGCGGACGCAAATGATGGCTTTCGAAGCCACCTGGGAGCGTCACTGATTGGCAAGGAGTGCGAGCGTGCGATCTGGTACGACTTTAGATGGGTGACGCGTGCCCGGCATCCGGGGCGTCTTCTTCGTCTGTTTGAAACCGGCCAGCTTGAAGAGGCTCGGCTGGTTCAGAACCTTCGTCGAACGGGCGCTACGGTCCTTGAAGTGGACCCGGAGACCGGGCGACAGTTTCGTGTCCAAGCGCATGGCGGTCACTTTGGTGGCTCGCTCGATGGTATAGCAATCAACCTGCTCGAAGCGCCCAAGACTTGGCACGTTCTGGAGTTCAAGACTCACTCGGTCAAGAGCTTCAACGATCTGGTCGCCAAAAAAGTCCGAGACAGCAAGCCGCTTCACTTCGCTCAGATGCAGACCTATATGCATCTCATGGGCTTGACTCGAGCAATGTACTTAGCGGTGTGCAAAGACACGGACGATGTCTATATCGAGCGGCTTGAGGCGGATTCCACATTCGCGCAAGGGCTCATGAGCAAGGCCGAGCGTGTCATCTTTTCAGCCACGCCAGCACCGCGTGTCAGTGTCGATCCGGCGTGGTTCCAGTGCCGTATGTGTGATCACGCCCCGGTCTGTCATGGCAATCAAACAGATGCCGCTGCGCCTGAAGTGAATTGTCGTACCTGTCTGCACGCAACGCCCGTAGATGGTGGTTGGCACTGTGTAAGGCATGACCGTCGATTGACCGAGGCTGACCAGCGTGCCGCTTGTGCCGTGCACCTCTTTATCCCGGCGCTTGTGCCGGGCCAGCAAGTCGATGCCGGCGAGGATTGGGTCGAATATCAGTTCGCCAATGGGAATCGCTGGCGTGATACCGGAAGAACCAAGTATGCGAACACCTTTTAAGGAGCACGAACATGAGTCTGATTTTGCGTTCGTACCAAAACGGTGCCATCCAAGGCATCTACAACTATTTTCATGAAGCCACTGGTAATCCGCTGATAGTTATCCCGACAGCTGGTGGCAAGTCCCTGGTCATGGCGACCTTCGTTGAAGGTGTCCTAAAGGCGTATCCGGATCAACGCATTCTGATCGTGACCCATGTGCGGGAGTTGATCGAGCAAAATTACACCGAGCTGAAGAAACTCTGGCCGGAAGCGCCGGCTGGTATTTACTCGGCCGGTCTCAAGCAGCGTGACATCCGTGCCCGCATCCTCTTTGCCGGCATCCAGTCGATCCACAAGCGCGTCTACGACGTTCAGCAGTGCGACTTGGTGCTCATCGACGAGGCTCATTTGATTCCGCGCTCGAGCAACACCATGTACCGGCGCTTCCTGGCTGACCTGGCCCGGCTCAATCCTCAGATGAAGGTGATTGGACTGACCGCGACACCTTACCGGTTGGATTCTGGGCTTTTGCATGAAGGGGGTGACGCGATCTTCACCGACATTGCCTATGAGGTATCGGTGCGCGAGTTGATCGACCAAGGCTACCTCTCACCCCTGATTTCCAAGCGCATGGCCACGCAGATTGATCTGACCGGGGTGGGCACCCGCGGCGGCGAGTTCATCGCCAAGGAC